ACCGATTGGGTAAAAGAAGCCCTATTCGGTGCGCTGGATGGTGGTCGTGGACGATTTGTAATGGTCGGAAACCTTATTGGTAAAAACTCGGTACTTGCTAACATTGCCAAAACCGAAGGCGTTTATGTAAGCCAAGTAAACATTTACGATAAAAATGGCGATGTTACCTGGTGCGAAAAATGGAGCAGGGACGAAGTGAAAGAGATGGAGCAATTTATGGGCTATCGTTCCTTCCAAAAAGAGAATATGAACAATCCTATAACCGAGGGGGCTGTTTTCAGAAATGACTGGATCAGGTGGAAAAAGTTGCCGGCACTTCATAAGTACGAAAGCATTGTTGCTTATTGCGACCCCTCGTTTAAAGGTACTACCAAAAACGACTACAAAGCCATTAAAGTATGGGGCAAAATTGGTACTGAGCTGCACCATATCCGGGCGTTCGTTCGCCAGTGCTCCACTTCCGAAATGGTACGTTGGTTTTATGACCTGCACGAGTCAATGCCCGAGGGCGTTATTTGCGACTATTATATGGAAGCCAATTTCCTACAGGACATTATACTTGATGAATTTACTACAGAGGGAAACGCTCGTGGGTATCAATTACCAATTCGCCCCGATATGCGAAAAAAGCCCGATAAGTTCCAACGTGTCGAAGCGGTAAGTCCACTCTGGGAACGTGGTTTTGTTTGGTATAACGAAGCCTGCCAAACCGACCGCGATATGCTTACCGGAATAGAACAAACACTCAGCTTCGAAAAAGGCAGCCGAACACATGACGATGCACCCGATGCCGACGAGGGAGCTATCTATATTTTGCAAAAACGTACCCGATCAGAAATTTATCAACCAACAATCGGGAAAAGACAATCTTCAAAAAATGCTTGGTAGGGAAGTCGGAATTCCGATTCCGACATTTTAAATACTAATTAATAACTCTTTAAACACACATAAAATGGTGAAAATTTATTCCTGGTACATCAGCCAACGCCAACAGCGCCGAGCGCGTCGTGCTATTCGTAAAGCCAACTGGATGTTCGAAAAAACAGGTGCAAAATTCTTTTGTCTGTGGTACAACGGGAAACCACTTGTAAAGTCAAAACAAAACCTGAAAGAACTAATAAAAGATGGTACTTTCAAAAAGGGCTTAACTATTCACGACATCGAAGCCCTTGCATTTTTTGTTACCCGCTAATTATCAATTATCAATTGTCAATTATCAATTAAAATATTATGTTTCTAACCAACGAAGATTACTCAGCCGTTTGCGACGCTGCCACACTCGATGTAATTCAGCAGTCCGACGAAACTATTCGAGCACGAGCCGAGGCTTATGCTATCGAGGAAATAAGTTCATACCTGCGTGCACGCTATAATATGGAGGCCGCTTTTGCTGCAACTGGTAATAGTCGCAACAATCAGCTAGTGATGATGACAGCCGATGTAGCACTCTATCATCTTATTGCATGGTTACCTAAACGCATGGGCTTTGAAATTCGTGAAACACGCTATAAACGAGTAATTGAAACATTGGTGGACGTTCACAAAAAACTAGTAATGAATCTACCAACTTATACCGATCCGGTTACAGGCGAAACCGACACCACTAATCCGGTAAAATACGGCTCTATGCCCAAACTCCGTAACAGCTGGTAATTATCAATTATTCATTATCAATTATCAATTAAGATGAAATATACCCCCGAAATGCTTCTGGCAATGGACAACGTCCAAAAAGATAAAGTAAAGTCAATGATTATAGAATTGGCGAACCGCACGCAATATCTTACCAAAAAAGACATTGGCGATTGGCGCGCTGCGTGGCAAATGGCCATACGAGTTGAACATCCATTCCGTGCCCGATTATACGATGTGTATACCGACGTGGATATTGACCTACACCTTACCGGAGCTATATCTCAGCGTAAAAATTTTGTTCAACGAAAATCGTTCAAAATTGTCAATAAAAAAGACAAAAAAGAATTGCCGGATAGTACTGAGCTATTTGAATCGGAATGGTTTAAAGGCTTTATGTCCTTAGCTCTCGACTCTCGCTATTGGGGACACTCACTCATTCAGTTTGGCGATATTATTACTATCGACGATAAACGCCAATTTCAAAATGTCACACTCGTTCCACGTAAGCATGTTATTCCTGAGTATGGTGTAATTGTTCATGAGGTGGGCGACTTGCCAACACGTGGCATTGATTACCGCACCGGTGACCTTGCACGTTGGTGTATCGAAGCCGGAGCACCATCTGATTTAGGACTTCTACTTAAACTGGCACCTCATGCCATCAGTAAAAAAAATATGCTGGCTTTTTGGGATGCCTTCGGTGAGATGTTTGGGATGCCTATCCGCATCGGTAAAACTACCAGTCGCGACCCTAAAGAAATCTCTAAGGTAGAGAAAATGCTCGAAGACATGGGCGCAGCTGCTTGGGGTATGTTCCCCGAAGGGACTGAAATCGAAATCAAAGAAACTACCCGGGGCGATGCTTACAATGTATATGACCAACGCATTGAGCGCGCCAATTCCGAAATGGCAAAAGGTGTTCTAAATTCAACCATGACATTGGATAATGGAAGTTCCAAATCACAAAGCGAAACGCACCTCAAGGTCGTTGAAAATGTAATTCAAACCGATGCCGATTTCATCAGGGACTTAGTAAATAACCGGCTTATTCCATTTATGATTATGCACGGATTTCCTGTAAAAGGTTGCCGTTTCGATTGGGACGAGTCAATTGACTATACACCAGCCGAACAAGTAGCCTATGAAACCATGCTACTCAATGCCGGCTACGAAATTGATCCCGAGTATTTCAACGAAAAATACAACCTAAAAATTACGGGTAAAAGTGTGGGACAAGTGGTTTCAAAACCGCTTGATAAAACCAAACTCAATTTTTTCGCATAAGCCCCTCTCTTCTTACTCCTCCCCTTGGGGGAGGTCGGGAGGGGTCAGGGGCTGCTATCGATTTTGAAAAACTGTACTTCCTTGGCGACTCGCATCTAAAGCTTGCCGCTATCACGGGATGGCAAAATTCCGATGCTGCCAAGCAGTACATCGAAAAGTTAGCACATAATGCTGCCACTATCGCTGACAGCGTATGGAACGGTGACAAAACCGAAATTCCAGCCGAACTATTCGATAGTTATAACGGCAATTTTCATAAAGGATTAGGTGATGCATCCAACCAGCTCAAAAATAATGTAAGCCGATTGGCAGCCGCCAAAACCAACTACACTGTGCAGCAACTTAATGATGCCAAAATAGCCGCCAAGGGCAATAAAGATGAATACACCCAACAGGCAAAAGCCGTTCTCGGTCGTGCCAACAGTACCCAAGCCGCCGAATACAATACCGCCGTACACCGTGCCCGGGTAGTAAAGCAATGGGAGCAGTTTCAGGGAGAACGACACCTGTACCCAAACCTTGAATGGCTGAGAACACGTTCCGCCACGCCTCGCGAAGTACACCTGGCGTATGTCGGTCGCATCTGGCCAATGGATGATCCATTTTGGAATTCCAACCAACCCGGATGCACATGGAACTGCAAATGCTCATGGAAAACTACAGATGCCAAACCGACCGAAAACAATAACCTTGTACAGGTCGAAGCGTCAGCCGGATTAGAAGGAAATCCTTATTATACCGATGAAATTTTTACGGACAAACATCCATACTTCAGCAGGGTTAAACCTCACGTTCCTACACTTGGACCGCTGCACAACTCTGATGAGATAGCATACCTGAATAAGGTTGAAAGTGGAATAAAGTACCAGGTACATTTTAATGCGCAAGATGAATTTAAGACCGTCAATAAGCCATATTTACCGTTACTAAAAAAAGCAGGATTTGAAGAAATTAAATTTTTACCTCAAATTGACAGAAAAGAACCGGAACTTCGCAAAAGATATTTTGGAAAGATAGTCAGTACTACTAAATGTCCTGATACAATTTGTGACGGTTTATTGGTGGAGTTGAAATATGCTGAATCTGGTAAAAAAATACGCCGAAATATGGTCGATCATATTGGCGATGCGGCAAAGAAATCAGATGCAGTTTTAATGATTATAGAAAAACAATTCAGATCGGAGGAGTTAAGCGAAATGGCTAAAACTCAATTTGAAAAATATGAGAATCTTCAAAGAATTATATTCTCATACAAAGATGACTTGTTTGACTATAGCAGGTAAATGACCGGGGGCAGACATTGCCTAAACAATACCTGCCCCCTCGGATGTCGTGGCAAGCAGCCAAGACACCACAAAAGTAATACATTAATTCAAATAATATTCATTTCACTCAAAAAAAATCGTTATGAGCAAAGAAAAACAAGTAGTTATCAACATTAACTCATTAGTAAACCATTTAGTGATAGTAGTTACAAACGAAGATGCAGCGACTGAAAAAGTAGAGCAAGCAGTTACACAGGCACTTATTAATGCCGTAGTATCAGCTAATAAGATTAACTTCACGAAAGATGTTGAAGAAATTCTTCTCCGAACTCTAAAGGCAGCTCAGCAATCAACGCTTTAGTATTTGCTATAACTAATTC